ATCAATCTAAGTACTGGAGAATTTACTTTAGTAAAATAGTTTTTTGAAAGGTTTTTTAATATTTATAATAAAACAATATTAAAATAACTATAATAAAATGGCAGAAACATTAATATCTCCCGGTGTATTAGCAAGAGAAAACGATCAGTCTTTTGTTACTTCACCACCCGCAGAAAGAGGCGCAGCTATAATAGGACCAACTTTACTAGGTCCGGTTGAAAGACCTACTTTAGTAAGTTCGTTTAGTTCATTCCAAGCTATATTTGGTGGGGCTTTACAAAGTGGTTCAAATGAATATACTTATTTAACTTCTATTGCTGCTAATCAATATTTCCAAAATGGAGGAACTTCTCTGTTAGTTACTAGAGTAACTTCAGGTTCTTTTTCTCCTGCAAGCTCTTCTTACGTACAAAGATTAGAAGGAGCTCCATTATCTACTGCAGCCAATTTTAAAGTATTTCAAACAGGAACTGTTTCAGGTTCTGTTGATACTCATACTGGTTGTGCTGTTACTTCTTCAACAGGTAGAGGTTCAGGTGCAATTGCTACTGTAATACAATCAGATGCAGAATCAGTAGATTCAATAGTAATGACTACAGCTGGTAATTATTATAACCCAGGTGATCAATTAACTATTGCTTCACAATCTTTAGCTGCAGGCGCAAATGGAACTGATTTAACTTTTACTTTAGGTGGTGCTAATCAGGCACAATTTTTCCAATTAGCTGGAGGTGTTGGTAGTCAAGCTTCATCATCTTTCCAATTAGAAACCATTTCCGAAGGAAATATAATGAATAATTCTGGTTCTGGTGCTTCAAGTACAACTAATGGAGCATTAGTAAGTGGATCTGTTAATAATGTAAGATGGGAAGTTAATAGTGTAAATACTTCTTCCGGTACTTTCTCATTATTAATTAGAAGAGGAAATGATACTCAAACTAATAAAGTAATATTAGAACAATATAATAATGTTTCTCTTGATCCATTTGCTTCTAATTATATATCTAGAGCAATTGGTGATACATCTACTACTTTAGTTACTGAAGGAAGTGATACATTCTTACAAGAATCAGGTTCATTCCCTAATATTTCTGCTTATGTTAGAGTAAAATCTGTTAATAACACACCTAACTATTTCAATAATGATGGTACTCCAAAGAATGAATTTACAGGTTCTATGCCAGTTGTAGGTTCTGGTTCATTTGGTGGTGCAGTTGGTTTAAATACTCCAACTGGTAGAGCAGCTAATTACTATACAGCTATAAACAACATTGATACCCAAGGTTTAATTGGTTCAGATTATAATAATGCAATAGCTTTACTAGCTGATCAAGATAGCTATTCTTATAATGTAATATCTGTTCCAGGTTTAAATAATCAAGATCATGCAACTCAAATTACTAGTGTAATGAATAATACTATTGCACGTGGAGATGCAATCGCTGTAATTGACTTAGTAAAATATAACCAAACAATTTCTACAGTCGTACAACAAGCTGGAGGAATAGATAATAGTTATACAGCTACTTATTGGCCTTGGCTACAAACAATAGACCCAAATTCAGGACAATTAGTATTTATCCCAGCTTCAACTTTTATACCTGGAGTATATGCATTTACAGATGCATCTGCAGATCCATGGTTTGCACCAGCAGGTATAACTAGAGGTGGAATGGGACAAGTTGTTAGAGCTGAAAGAAGATTAACTTCAAATAATAGAGATACTTTATATGAAGCAAACATTAATCCAATTGCAACATTCCCACAACAAGGAGTAGTAGTATTTGGACAGAAAACATTACAAAAAGCTGCTTCTGCACTTGATAGAGTAAATGTACGTAGATTATTAATTACACTTAAGGATTTTATTTCTCAAATTGCTGATAATTTAGTATTTGAACAAAATACAATAGCAACAAGACAAAATTTCTTAACACAAGTTAATCCATATTTAGAAAGTGTACAACAGAGACAAGGATTGTTTGCCTTTAAAGTAGTAATGGATGAAAGCAATAATACACCAGATGTAATAGATAGAAATGAGTTAATAGGACAAATATTCCTACAACCAACTAGAACAGCTGAATTTATTATATTAGATTTCAATGTATTACCAACTGGAGCAACATTCCCAGCATAAAAATTAAAAAATAGAATATTTATAATAAAATAATAAAATAAAATGGCAGTATTAAACCCGAACGAAATATTTTTCACGTCTTTTGAGCCAAAACAGCAAAATAGATTTATCGCTTTTGTTGATGGTTTCCCAGCTTATATTATGAAAGGAGTTGGAGCAGTTTCCTTAACACAAGGAGCTGTAGCTTTAAATCATATCAATGTTCAAAGATATGTAAAAGGTAAAACCGTATGGAACACAATTCAGTTTACTTTATTTGACCCAATTACACCATCTGGAGCTCAAGCAGTAATGGAATGGGTTAGATTACATCATGAATCAGTAACAGGTAGAGATGGATATAGTGACTTCTATAAAAAGGACTTAACTATTAATGTATTAGGTCCTGTAGGTGACATTGTATCTGAATGGATAATTAAGGGAGCAATGATTACTGAAGCAAACTTTGGTGATTTCAACTGGGATACAGAAAATACTGCTCAAGAAATTCAAATGACAGTTCAACCAGATTACTGTATATTAAATTTCTAAGATTTTTACCCACCCCTTTTAAAATTAGCTTAACTTCGGTTAAGCTTTTTTTTTCTTTTCCATGCAAAAAATTTTTTTACTTAAAGAAGGGTTCGTATATTGATGGCAAATAAAAACAAAAATATGGAATTAACACTTAAAAAAGGAAAACGTAATTTACAACCAATTTATGATTCAATTGTAGAAGGATATTCACGTGTAAATTTAGACGAAATGAAAAGAATGTCTAAAGAATTTATTATAGAAATGAGAGTTAATAAAATTAAAGCTTATAGATTTAATGAAAGTGTAGATAAAATAAAATCTAAAGATAAATTGCTTATTTTTATTACTAATTTACATATGCAAGATATGAAAGAAACATCAGGATTAAGTAAAATATAATAAAGAAATATGCGAAAATATTTGGTTACCCTAAAAATGGTTCGTATATTTACAAAGTAAATAATAATAAATAAAGGTTATGCAAAATACAATTAAAATTAAAAGAGGTAGACCAAGCCTTAAAGTTGGTAAAATAGTAAAAAGATTTAAACCATCAACTATGATGATGGATGATTTTAAATTTGATCCCTCTCTATTCATTCCCATGAAAACAGGTACTAAAATTGATAAATTACTTTCTAGTGAAGGTGGTATGATGAAAGGTACTAATGTTGCATTCGTTGGTGATCCTGGAGTTGGTAAAACAACAGTTCTTTTAGATATGCTATCTAATATGCAAAATAATGGTCATAAAACACTTTTTATTAGTGGAGAGATGACACAAATTGATATGGTTGGTATGGTTAAAAGATTTCCTAAATTTGGTAAATTACCTATATTATTTATGGGTGATTGGATTGAACATGATCCATTAGTTATTTTAACTAGTATTTTATCTGAAGGATGGGATTCAGTTCTTGTAGATTCATTTGCGGAGCTTGCAGTTGCTGTTGTAGATTTTCATGGTGGTACAATGAAAAATGCCGAAACTAAATTGCTGAATTTATTTGAAAAACATAATAAAGGTGAAAATCAAAATAAAAGAAATACAAACTTTATGATTATTCAGCAGGTTACTAAAGGTGGAGAATTCGCAGGTAGTAACAGGTTTAAACACATGATTACCGCTATGGCTCACATGAAATTTACCCCAGAGGGTAGTAGAGCAATTTGGTTTAGTAAAAACCGTAGAGGTGGAGAAATGAATAAATTACATTTTAGTTTAGACCAAAGAGAACATGTCGGGTGGTTATTTACCGAGCCATTAAATATGGCGATATAACCTTTAATTATTATTTACATTTAAAAATAGCTTGGCTTCGGTCAAGCTTTTTTTTACATTACATATGTATAATAAACAACGTTATAAATAAAATAAAGATTATGGCCGAATTTAATTTCCCAACAGAAGAAATAGAATTACCTAGTAGAGGTTTAATATATTCAAAAGATAATCCACTTTCAAGCGGTAAAGTAGAAATAAAATATATGACTGCTAAAGAAGAAGATATTTTATCTAATCAAGCTTATATAGAAAATGGTACAGTATTAGAAAAATTACTAGCTTCAGTTATAGTATCCGACATTAATATTAAAGATTTAGTAGTTGGAGATAAAAATGCACTATTAATTGCAACTCGTATATTAGGTTATGGTTCTGATTATGTTTTTAAATATGGTGGAAAGGAACATCAAATTGATTTATCTGAATTAGAAAATAAGCCCTTTGATGGAAAAGGTATGATAGATGGTCAAAATGAATTTGCTTTTACTCTACCACATAGTAAAACTAAAATTACATACAAGTTATTGGATGGTCATGATGAATTTAAAATTAAAAGAGAATTAAAAGGACTTAAAAAGATAAATAAAAATGCCTCACCTGAAGCATCAACTAGAATGAAATATGCTATAACTTCAGTTAACGGTGAAACTGAATCTAAAAATATAAGAGAATTTGTAGATAATTATTTTTTAGCTAGAGATGCTAGAGCATTTAGAGAACATTTAAGAGTTGTACAACCTGATGTTGATCTTGATATTATTTTAGATACCGGAGAGGAGGTAACGGTGCCCATTGGGCTTAGCTTTTTTTGGCCTGACTTCGACGACCGCGCCTGAGATTAGGTTAAATATTTTTAGACAAATACATTCTATAGTTTTTCACGGTAAGGGTGGGTATGACTACTACACTATTTATAACATGCCCCTTTGGCTTCGTAAATTTACTTTCAAAGAAATAAATGATTTTTATGAAGAACAAAATAAACAAATGAAAAACCAAACTGGAAAAGGAACTAAATCTCTTGTAAACCCCGATGGAAAAGTAAATGTTCCTGAATTTAAAAAAGCCTCTGCCCAATATCAAAAGAAAGCTTCTCAAGGATTAAAAGGTAAAAGCAGCTATAAATAGTTGCTTTTTTTAATATTTATAATAAAATACTTTTATAAGTGGCTAGCGCAAAGGAGAATACTAAAGAAATAAAAAAAGGTAATGAATTATTAAAAGATGCAACAGTAGAAGTTGGATTTTTAGATAATGCATTTAAATCCTTAGCTGCTAGTATAACTTCAGCCTTCGAAGAAGTTATAGAAGGATTGGATGGTGCAAATACAACTGCTCAAAAAATTGCTAAGTCCTACGAAAGAGATATTATTGGTTCAATTAAAGCATCCACTAGAGGTTTAGAGGATCAAATTAATCTACAGGTAAAAATAAATAAAGGTGTTAATGTAGAAAAAGAAATCAATGATAAATTAGCCAAAGTTGAAGCCCGAAGAAAACTAACTGTTGAAAAAATAAACCAGGAAAATGGTTTAACAGCAGAGAAAAAAAAGGAATTACTTGCAAAAGCGGATGATATTTTTAGGGCAGAAGAAGCTTCTTTAAAGAAACTTAAAGAAAATAACACAGAAGCCCAAAAAAATAAAAGTATTTTTCAATTAACAGGTGAAGCCGCTGGTGAAATAGCAGATAAAATTGATAAATCTGGTACTTTAAGTAAAATTTTAAATGGTGGACTAGAATCAGTTCTTACAACTGCTAGGGTATTACAATTAGTTGTTGTTGGAGTTTTCAATGCTTTAGTAGGAGCAGATAAGCAAATAGGTATATTAGCTAAAGATTTAGGTATTAGTTATAAAGAAGCTCTTCAACTACAGACAGCACTTAATGAAGCCGCTGTTAATTCTGGTGATGTTTCTCTTAATACAAAAGTTTTAGGCCAGGCTTTAATGGATGTAAATTCAGAACTTTCTGCAGCCAATTTTACTATTGATGACAACTTAGAATTATTTGCTAAATTACAAAAAACAACAGGTTTAACAGCTGAAGAACTAAGTGGAGTTAATAAACTTGCTATATCTACTGGTACAAGCTTAGAAGATAATCTAAAATCTACTTTAGGAACATTAAGAACTACAGAAAAACAATTTGGGGTTGCCATAAAAGAAAGAGATGTTTTAAAAGAAATAAGTAAAGTATCAGCTGCAACTCAATTATCACTTGGAAGAAGTACAGAAGAAATTGGTAAAGCTGTAGTAACAGCTAAAGCATTAGGTCTTGAATTTTCTAAAGTTGAAGGGATTGCTGATGGTTTACTTCAATTTGAACAATCAATTGAAAAAGAATTAGAAGCTGAATTATTATTAAATAAAAATATTAATTTAGAAAAAGCAAGAATGTTTGCCCTAGATAATAATATTGCAGGTGTAGCAGAAGAAATAGCTAAACAATTTGGTACTGCAGAAGAATTTGGTAAACTTAATAGAATCCAACAACAAGCATTAGCTGAAGCAGTTGGAATGAGTAGAGAAGAACTAGCACAAAGTCTTTTTGTTCAGGAACAATTAAAGGGTTTAACTAGTGATGAAGC